AGAATTGAAAGCATACCAAGAAATGGAAGACAGATTGAAAGCAGAACTGTGCGACATGATAGGCGCAAACGAATACGCCACCGTGAACGGCACAATCATCGCCACATGGAAAGGCAGAACATGGGCAAGCCTAGACATCAAAACGTTAAAAGCATTAGAACCAGCGATAGCAGAGAAATACAGTAAGAAAGTAACCAACAGAACACTTCTCTTGAAAGGGGAACGAGTATGAAACTAGAAGATATCCTCACCGAATACGCAGTACCAGACCCGTCAATCGTCGGGAAACTACCGAGAGGTGGCATCCAACTCGACTTCGTAGGTCACGCAGAAATCACACGCATCCTCATCGACATCGACCCGATGTGGTCATGGGAACCATGCGGATGGGTGAACGGCAGACCAGCCATCACAGAAGTAAACGGCATGGCAGTCATGTGGGCACACCTCACCATCCTCGGGAAATCAATCCTCGGTGTCGGCTCGGTACGCGCAGACAAACCAGACCTAGACAAAGAACTCATCGGCGATTTCCTACGCAACGCATCCATGCGCTTCGGTATCTGTCTGTCACTCTGGTCTAAATCAGAATGGGATGACAAGTCAGCAGTAGCGGGGAAGCCACAAGCAGGCAAGGCTGTGGCTTCCACCGTGACTGACGACAACGCACCACTCACCAAAACACAGGTGAAACAGTTCGTTGATGCCTGCGAAAAAGCAGGGCTAGTACCTAACGCCGTCGCAGAAAAAGCAGGCTTGAACTGGGCTGGACAAATCCTACAAAAAGACCTATCAACATTGCGTACAGCGTTCACAGAACTGAAAGGTGTAACCAATGGCTAACTATCGGACAGTAGACCCGACAGGTAAAACCCGTTCAACAGCGATAGTCGCTTTGCGTTTAACAGCAGACCAAATGGAAACAATCAAACAACTATGCAAGAAACGTGGTGTCAGCAGAAGCCTTCTGTTGCGCCAACTATTAGCAGAGGAGTCGGCTCGTGTCCAAGGAACGCGCTAAAGGAACCAGTTTCGAAACCTTCATAGTGAACTATCTTGCACAGTTCTACCCTCATGTGGAACGGCGAACGTTACACGGGATGAACGACAAAGGTGATATCGCTGGCACAGACCCGCGACTTGTTTGGGAATGCAAAAACCAGAAGGTTCTCAACTTTTCAACATGGTTGCATGAAGCACAAGTTGAACGTGACAACGCTAACGCTGAACTTGGAATAGTTGTGGCTAAGCGTCGCAGTTACGGCAACCCAGCAGACCAGTATGCGGTCTTAAGACTTGAAGACTTGATAACCATTTTAAAGAAAGCAGGTTACTGATGGAAGACATAGCACGAGAACTGTACGAATGTTTAATGGAACGAATCTATAACGCAGATAAGTTTGTGCAGAAACTTGGTGTGTCACCACGTGAACGTTCCGCTTTGGATGCGTTCTTGAATCGTGGCTACGAGTCAGTTAAAATTAATGACTGATATTAAACGCACCGAAGGTTATGTTCCTTCGCATGACATTAACCCGCATGACTTCACAAAAGATTTAGCGTTCGGTCATCAAGGCGAAGAAATAGTTAAACAGTTTCTTGCGGATTTGAGCGAAGGTTCATTCGAAGTGAAGTACGATAGGTTCCGCAACGGAAGAATTTTTGTGGAGTTCGAACAGAACCCACGAAACACAGGCTGGAAGCCATCTGGTATAGCGGTAACAACAGCGAAATGGTGGGTGTATATGTTTGCACCCAACGCTTTCTGTATAATAGAACTCGGCAGATTAAAAAGATATTTGAGAGCAAACAAAAACAAACTCCAAATTAAAATCGCCGCACCCAACTCCGACAATCCAGCGAAAGGATTTCTCATATACCCAACAGAGGTAAACGAGTTGATGACCGTATCCACCTACGACTAGAGGATTAATGATTAAACATATACTTGCCACCGTGACAGGGTTACTGTTCTTTGGGGGGTCTGTCTCAACAGCGAAAGCCCCACCACCTAAACCGATACAAGCAATGCAAGCAGTCAATTACCAAGCAAGGGAGACAATACCTCAACCGCCGATACCAGCAGACGCCCGACATCCAGAATGGTGGGCTTTGGCACGAGAAATCGGATGGGCGGAAAACCAGATGATGACCCTCGACTATGTGATACATCGTGAGTCACGAGGACAAATCAAAGCGTTCAACCCGACTGACCCTAATGGTGGTAGCCGTTGTCTCATCCAAATCAACGGGTCATGGACACGATGGCTTCGCGACAAAGGTGTCCTAACCCACGTCGATGACCTCTACAACCCTCGTGTCTGTCTTACAGCAGGGCTGGTCATCTACCAGTACGGTGTAGATAAACACGGCTACGGCTGGGGACCGTGGGCTATCAAACGCCCCTGATATAGTGGCTATATGAAGGGAAGTAAACAAACCCGATGGTTCTGTGACCGTTGCGATATGACCTTAACCACCTATGTCCGCTTGTCTGAACCCCCGTTGCATTTGTGCGACAACAAAGTCTCTAATAAAAGAGAACCAATAATCCAACCAATGAAAGAGGTATCCAAATGAATAACATAACAATCGTAGGGAACGCAGGTAAACCTGTCGAACTGAAATTCTCGCAAAGCGGGATGGCTGTGGGCACATTCACAGTTGCTACAACAAGCGGTAAAGACGACAAGAAAGTTACCGTTTGGCACAACGTAACAGTCTTCGGACAGATGGCAGAGTACGCTGCGGCATCCATTGAAAAAGGTAGCCGAGTAATTGTTGCAGGCAAACTAGACATCTCAACCTACGAGAAAGATGGGCAGAAGAAAACATCCAGCAAAATTCTTGCTGACGAAATCGGTTTGACTTGCCGTTTCAACCCAGTTATGGCAGATAAAACGGTGCAGGTTGTAGCGAAAGCACAGAACGATTTCGGTAAGATTGGTTTCTTGCAAGAAGAAGAAGCGTTCTAATGGAGATAACCGAATTAGATTTCGAGCAATGGTTAGAAATCGGTATGCGTAGCGGATGGGTTTCACCACCCGTCTGCTACACACACGACGGGCTACCAACTTCTATAACAGAAGACGCAGAATTCGAAGACGGCTCAGACCCATGCCTTCACATCATGCGCTGTTACGAAAGCCCAGCACACAAAGACGCAATAGAACTGAACTATTCGCCAGCAATATGGAGAAACCCTAACCATGATTGAAAACTGCAACGGCTCAGAGATACTGTTGGAAGCACACTCGCTAATCACAGGCGCAAGACAAGCACAGTACGCCCACCCATTAGAAGACTACACACAGGCACGCGACATCTTTGAAGGCATGACAGGCGTGTCGCTCACAGTAGAACAAGCAGTCATGTTCATGGTCGCAGTTAAACTGTCGCGTCTTAGGACAGCAATCGCTGACGGCGGATGGCATCACGACAGTATCGTAGACACAGCAGGCTACATCGGTTGCCTGTCAATGGTTCACCATGCTAAGGAGAGACAATGAAAGCAAGACTGTGTTCATGTTTGCCTAAACAATTGTTGCCAGTTAAGCCCGTATGTGGAGATAAGTTAGATGACTCAGAAGAAGACTGAAGAAATCATAAACAATTTACTTGACGAAATATCAAGTCTGAAAGCGTTGATAGAGCAACTGAAATCCGAAATACATACAGCGAACTTAGAAAGATTTAAACATGATTGACCTTAAACATTTAGATTGGTTCGATGACGCGCTGTGTCGCGGAATGAAAACTACTATCTTCTTCCCTGAGACTGCTGTCGGTGTGTCTACTGCTGGTATCTATGATGAAGCGGTGAAGATTTGTGAGCGTTGCCCTGTCGCTGAGAAATGTTTGGCTTACGCTATGGAATGCGAAACGAATGACATAAGAAGGTACGGTGTGTGGGGTGGTAAGACCCCGAGAGAGCGAGAGTACCGTCGTCATGGTGGTACGGGCGGTAAGTTAAATGGACTTGCCCCGCTACGACGCTAGGGAAGGGGATACCTGCGGAGCAGGGCAAATCCAAACTTTATGCTAGCAGATTATCTGACTAACTGTATCTGGTAGTTGTGTTTGTGGTCGAGAGTGCAAGCGTCGGTGTCTCGGCGTGCCTGATACTCGGTCATGTATTGGTATGCGAGGTGTCGGCGTTTAGTCCACCGTTCGTTTGTGCCGTGTCCTGACCCTCGCCAGTAGGCGACAGGCTGATTGCCTGCCATCTTAACTACAACGAAGTGGTGTGATGGTTCTGTGTAGGTTGGTTCTTGGTTGCGTGGCAGTAGTCGCTGTTTGATTTCCAGCAAGATTTCTACTGATGGGCGTGTCGCTATGAACTTGATTAGTTTGTGGGTCATTGTGGTCTTTCGGGTAAATTGCACGCATTAGGAGCGCATTAGAGCGTTTCAAACGGGTGGGTATGGTATGTGGGTGCGGTCAGTTTCGTCGTCTAGTTCGGCAGTTTTGTAGTCTTCGAAGTCTTCTACCGTGAATGGTACTTCACGATTGTTTTGATTGAGTTGTCGGACTGCTCGGACTATCTGCTCGTTTAGTTCTGATTCGTTCGGTGCGTACTCGTCGTCACCGAGATAACCCCAATAGGTTTCGCCTGTGTCTAGGTTCATGGTTGCACCGTCGGGGAATTTCTCTCGTTCGGTTTCGACATCGTGATACCACAGTTGGTTATCTGCGTCGTAGGTCAGGATGTAGTGGTGGACTGTTGGTTGTTGTTTCATTGTGTTACCTCTTCTAATGTTTCTTCTTCGCACGACAACACATCGGACTCCGAATTGTTAAGGTGTTTCTTTTCGCTGTCGTATCCATTGTCTGCCCAGTTTTGATAAGCGTCGTCTTTGTCTTCGCCTTGCACCCAGTAGGTTGTGTACTCGGCGGTGTATGCGGTTATCTTAAATGTTTTCATTGTGTCACCTTTCGTTTGGCTGTCCCGTTCATGTCATACTGCCCTATCTCCACCCAGTTAGATGTATCGGTAGACAGATATCCGTCTGCGTCTATCGTCTGCGGATAGGCGACTGCGTATATCGTTCTTGGTTTGTGTCCGACTGAATGGATGTTGATATCCCACTTGTCATTGAAGCAGTAGAACTCATCCATCCCTTCGTATGCTTTGTCGTGTGCGACGAGCGCATTTATGTAGCCTTGTGTGAAGGCTTGCAGTAACGCGAGTTCGCTGTCCGCTATTTTGATAGTTGGTGTGTCTTGCATTGCTCCTCTTTCCATTCAAGATATTTGATGTAGTTGCTGTCTAGTTCGGCTGGGTCGAGGTCGTTAAACCTGCACCACCGTTCGTATGACATTTGATGTGTTGGTAATCTCATTGCTGTCCCTTCGTTGTGTCTACTTTGTTACTTTGATGTCGCTTGGTTCAAACATGATGTCAATCACTTCCAAACCTGCGTACTTTCCCTCTGTGCTTATGAAGCCCACAAAGATGAAGTCTCCCTCATCGTCTGAGCCAATCTCTGAGATAGTGCCAGTCCGCCCACAGTATGCGTGAAACTGATTGGTGACTATTGCTTTGTCTCCTTCTTTCATTGCTTTCCCCTTCTAGTAGTTATGTGCTTCGGTCTTACGACCTTGTGGGTGTCGGGGACTTGAACCCCGATGTCTGCTAGTCACCCTGCCTACTTACTCCACTATCCGTGACTCGTCTACAATTGCTAACCCTTCGTAGACGCTCGTGTTATCTCGTTTAATCATGTAACGCAGATGAGAGTCGTAACCCTCGACAACGCCACTAATTAAGTTGCCTTCACTATCGGCATAGGTAACTCGTGTGCCTTCAGTTTTCATATTCACCTCGATTCCCCTTTCGTAACTTGTAGATACAAGTGTATCACACTTAGTTACCCTTGTCAAGTCCAAACGATGTGACCTTCGTCACAACCCCTGTGACCTTCGTCACACTGTTAGGCTGACCTAACACAAACACCTGTTCGCCAAACATATGTTCGCTTAACCCTTTCGTGCTGTCGGGTGATTCGCTTTGCTTCGCTCCCTCTGCGCTTGCTTCCAAGTACTAACCGCAAACGGGGCAACCCACAGCGAACATATCGAAATAAAAATAAACACCTTCGCTGTCTCACTTTCCATGATTCACCCCCTCGCCTTCTCTTACTCGCTCGTCATGGCATTGCTCACAAAAGTATGAGCCATCTATCGGGTCACAATAAACCTCGTAACGATATTGAGCGCAATCAAAACACTGTCTTAAGACATTCATTGTAGATAGTCTCATTGCGCTGTCTCCCGTTCTGCTAGTTGTTTATATTGTCTAACCTTGCAAGCGTGCTCAAGCCAGTATTGCCCGAGCGCGTCGCTCCTGTACGCTTTGGCGTTTCGTTCTGCTCGTTTCGCTTCTGCTTCGTATGCTTTTAGTATCGCTTTCATGTTCAGTTGTTTTGTGCGTGGCATTAGTAACTCCTTATCTTTTGCTCAAGTTCGGCAATAAGGGTTTGTTGTGCGAGAGTTTCTAGTTTTAATGCTTCTATCTTCTCCTGTGCTCGTTCTAAATCTATTTCCAAATAATACTTTTCGCAGTTCATCATCTCCCAATTAAATGCTGGCTCGCTCTCTGCTACCCTGCACACTTCCGCGATTACCTGATTCGCTAGGGCTATCGCCTTATCTGAGGGTGCTCCGCTTTCGAAAGTCCACGAATAGTTATTTGCCTCGCCTACCCATACCCCGTTATTTTTTACGGCGTGTCCTGCGTGCATTGTGCGGGTGCTCCCGTTCAATGTGAGAGTACCCTCCACTCGTAGCCTGTCTGCCGTGCTCATGGTGTGCACCCTTAGTGCACCTTTTGCTTTTGGTGATTCGATAGTGACGCATAGGTGTTGCCTATTGTCGTAACCATCTAGCCTGTCTGTACCTGTAATTTTTACTAGCATTTATTCCCCTTTTCTATGTTGCTTATCTGTGTATCGTCATATCCTTGAGATAACCAATATTCGGCTATCTGTTGGGCTCTTTCAAAAGTGACGGGGTAATCGTTGATTTCCCCACCGCCAACCCATATTGTCCATGTCTTTGTGTTCATTATTCCCCTGTTCTGTGTTGCTTATGTTATTGTATTACGCTTGTATATCGTTGTCAAGTACCGTGATATTAGAATCAGCGTGCCAAGTCTCACCGTCACCCGATACAGGCGTCACCTTGTAATCGAGATGCCCATATCTAGACCGTGCATCGAGGATTAAGACCGCAAACCTCAACGGCGAACCCGATACTGTCAGCATTGCAGTCTTGCCTATGTTTTCTTTTAGTTCTTCCGCACTAGTCATTGTGTTATCCCTTCGTTATATCGTGGATAGTTTCTGCACCGTGCTGTACCTGCGTATTGCGTAGGCTTTTCTAGTTCAATTTCGTCTTCGCCGTAGTGTTCTATGTATCGGTAAGCATCACAGTCTTCTTCTAGATATGCTTTGCTTCCATTCGGTGATTGATATGAAAAGGTAGAGATACCTCTAACTTGTCTTGCTAATTCCATTGGCACTATTAACCAAGCGTGTCCGCTATCTGCTACCCATTTCGCTTTGTTTGCTTTCATTGTTTTTACCCTTTCGTTATGTTGATATGTCTTACTGTATCACACTTAATTAGTGTTGTCAAGTCTAAGCAATGTGTCATTCGTCACTTCTTTGTTTGCCCTACATACTCGCCTACCTTGTAAGCAAGATAGATTACTGCGACTAGTGCGAGCATTACTATGCCCACAAAATTATCATCTACTATCATGAGACACTCTCTTCTTCGGTCATATATTTGCAATGATTGAGCAACGAATCCCAAAACGCTATCTGGAATCCGCTTTCGTAGTCTGCTAACTCTTCATCGTCTGGCATATCGTCGCCAATATTTAAACCAAACAATTCGCTTATGCTTTCACTCGCCCATTCTCCGCTAAGCGGATTAGGGCACAAATCCATGACTGGCACAAATTCGTATTCGTATCCATCAAGTATTGCGAGATACTCTGCTCTCGTTGTGTTGCCATTCCAAATAGAACCACTAGCACGCTTACCGTGCTCGTAGCCTAGTTTGTAGGCTCTGGTTTCTTCTAGCATTATTTCCCCTATCTTGTTTTGTTATCACGACACTATTGTGTCGCTAGTCCCTAGTCCGAATTGAATCGGCACGCCCAAAACGCTAGGGGAATTCTTGCCTAATTTTCTTCGCAGTCGTGCCCATAATAGTATTCGCTTGCGTCTTCTTCGTTTGTCATATCGAACACTCTTTCGCAATCTGGGCAAGTAGGCTTGCTAGGTACTTTCCACGGCTTGATATTTGGCTTGGTTTTCATTCTTTCCCCTGTCTGTTGGTTTATGTTCTTCAGTCTTGCGACTTTGTGCCTAGTGTCGCTATGACGCGACTACCCCCAAGAGGCTAGGCGATAACCCTAAACTAGATAACCCATTCCAATCCGTCTTCATCCATTCCGCAAGCGGTAAAGAATCGGGCACGGTTGAATCGTGGATTATCTAACTCGCATATGCACGACAACGAATCGGCGATGCTCGCAATAGTGGCAGAATTTAAACCGTCATCGTTTTGACGATGCTCTTTCACCATCTTTGCAAGTTTTTCGTAATCTTTCTTAGTCATGAATTCCCCTTTGTTTATATGGTTTATATCCTTACACCTACAAGCATAGGGATAAAACGACCCAATTGCAACCACCAAACACAATATTCTTTTATGACACTCGTCACACACATGTAAGGCTAACCTAACTTTACATAACTATTTAAACTTGACATAACTATTAGGCGACCTCATTTATTTTCTACTATCGCCGTAGGGTTATTTTTTTGTAGTGAGATGACTACTCTCAGTAGTTTTGTTTGTGTATTTGTGAAAAGGTTAGCAAGATACACAAGCGCACAAGCACAAACACACTTTTGCAAACGCACGAACTAGGGCATGTGCCGCGAAACCCCACCCATATACATAGATATATGCGTTTTCAATGCACACACTCTTAGAAAAAAACGGCAAAAAAAAGATGGGTTGTTGTGGCTGTTTTTGGTGGCGGGGGGTGTGGGTTTTTTGTGGGTTGGTTTGTGTTTTGTTGTGGGCAAGCCGCTTGCGGCGCGCCAGTTGTTTTTGGGTGTTCGGTCGAGATAGGTTTATTGCTTCCCCCCACGTTTCACCCCTTTGAGGGTTGGTAGCCGTTAGCCAAAGTTTTAGCCGACACCATGTTTGAACTTGTACGTTGTTCACGCTGCTCCTTCACATGACATGAAGGTCTACCCCAGTTCCCTGGTGTTAATGCCCCGCACCTTGCAAATGGTGTACAGCCGTGAAGATTACTGTTTGTTTGCCGTCATCCCGACGGGTGTGATGTCGAGTGTAGTCCGCATTTTTTTTGTTTGCAACTATTTGTGGTAACATTTTTTTTCTGATGGGTACTCGCCGTAATGTTTCTTCCGCAGATAAGGCACGTTTTTTTCAGGCGATAGCGGCAGGTTCCAGTATTTTGGATGCTTCACGTATTTCTGGTATCCATGTGAATACTGGGTCGAGGTGGTTGAAGAATTCGAAAGCGGTGCAGGCTCGCCGTGAGGATGCCGAGTTTCATGCACGGAAACATTTACGTGACCAGGGTGGGATGCAAAGGTATGCTGATAACGATTTGGCTGAAGCAGCGGATTTACCACCAGCCGTACCGTTAGACAGATTGTGTGATGCGGCTAAACGCGGATTAGAAGACTTCGACTTTTTCAGAAAATACTATTTGGGTAGGGTTCCGTCACCGTGGCAAGTAGAAGCAGCAGTCACCCTAGTCGAGTTGTTAGAGGCTGAAGAAAAAGAATTTGTTGTGTTGAATGTGCCGCCAGGTGCAGGCAAATCAACCCTATTCCACGATGTTGCAGTATGGGCAATAGTACGCAACAGGGCTATCCGCGTCATGATTGGGTCCATTTCACAAGCGATGGCTAAACAATACTCCCGACGCATCAGAGAAACCCTTGAAAGACCAGCACCCATCCAACCCGACCCTGAACTGGTTAAGAAAGGGTTAGCGGTCAACGCCGAAGGATGCCTCTCAATCGACTACGGCAGGTTCAAACCATCAGACAAAGGTGCCCTGTGGCGGGCAGACGAGTTCATTGTCGAACAATACGACGGCAACGGGTTAGATAACAAAGAACCAACAGTCCGCGCATACGGTATCGACGCAGAATTCATCGGACACCGAGCAGACCTATGCCTATTTGATGACGTTGCATCCACCGAAAACTGTCGGGAGTCTGTTGCCCGCGACAAACTATTAGAAAGATGGGATTCGATGGCTGAAGCACGATGCGACCCAGGTGGTTTACTCGCAGTAATCGGACAACGACTCGGCTCAGGCGACCTATACGCCCACTGTTTAGCAAAAGTAACATACGACGTCGACGAAGAAGACTACGATGGGTCAGATGTTACCTTGCCTGAACACATCGCAAATAAAGAACCCACCAAGTCATCGAAATATAAACACATTATTTATCAGGCATACTACCCAGATTTGGATACTGGTCCTGCGTCAAGAAAAGTCACCGCCCCCGCATACCCTAACGGACCTTTACTCGACCCTAAACGACTTTCATGGAAAGATTTATCTTATCTCCGATACAACTCCCCAGAAAAATTTAGAATAATCTACCAACAAGAAGACCTCGCCGACGAAACATATCTCATAGACCGCACATGGATAACAGGCGGAATCGGCGCAGACGGCGTACTCTACCAAGGATGCATCGATAACGAACGCCAACACGGAATCATCCCCCCAGGACTAGCCCCACCCGTAATCTCAATAGTCGCAGTAGACCCATCCCCAACCCAATTCTGGGCTTTAATTTGGATACTTTACCAACCGACAACAAACCTCTACTACGTCATAGACATCGAACGGGTCAAACTCACAGCCGAAGAACTCCTCGGATACAACACCACAACCAGCCAATACTCAGGAATCATGGAAGAATGGCAAAACAGGTCAATGCAACTCGGCTACCCGATATCACACTGGGTAGTAGAAATCAACGCCGCACAAAGATTCCTGCTAGCACACGACTTCGTACGCAAATGGCAGGCATTACACGGAGTGAACGTACTCCCACACACCACTACCCGCAACAAACTCGACGAAAACATGGGCGTAGAAGCCCTACTCCCACCACTATTCCGTTCAGGTGCGGTACGTCTACCAACAATGCGCGCAAACTGGAAAACGTTAGCGGCAACAGACGAACTCGCAAAATGGACCCGCGACAAAAAAAATGGGACAGACATCGTAATGGCATTATGGATGGCAGTACTCAACATCCCGAACCTCACCAACATGAAAATCCCACCACGACAATGGCGCCCCAGTTGGCTACTGAAATAGTGTATATTAGACGTAGTTGCAACTAAAAGAAAGCGTGCTGGATGAAAACCGCAGAAGAAATAGTATCGCTATACAAATCACGCCAAGAAACACAAGGACCTATCCTCGCGCAAATGCGCCGAGTCCGCGACCTCGCGAACGGTGACGTAATCGTACCACTCTCAGAACTAGACCGCAACGCCCGCACAAACGTAGCGAACCTACTAGTACAAGGATTAGACCAAACATCGATGCGAGTCGCATCAACAATGCCAATGCCATACTTCCCGCCACTCAAAGAAGGCAACGAACGCAGCAAAGACTACTCACGCACAAGACGCAAAGCAATGCTATCCATCTGGGACACAAACAAAATGGATATCAAAATGCGACGACGCGCACGCCACCTACTCGCCTACTCATCGGCACCAGTAATCATCAAACCAGACTTCAAAACACTCGTACCAAAATGGTCAGTACGAAACCCGTTAGACACCTACCCTGCAGTATCAGACGACCCAGATAATCTCATCCCAGACGACTGCATCTTCACCTACCTCAAACCATACAACTGGCTAGTAGCAAACTACGGCGACAAAGTAATCGGCAAACTCCGCATGGGCAGAGTCCGCTACGACACACAATTCACAATCCTCGAATATGTCGACGAAGAAGAAATAGTTATCTGCGTGATGGGCGCAGAAAACAGCGCCGAATACACAATGGTTGAACGCCAAGGAATCGAAGTAATCGAACTAGAACGCATCCCGAACCGCACACAAATGCCTTTAGTAATCATCCCAAAAAGAATTTCGTTAGACATCCCACGCGGACAATTCGACGGCGTAATGGGAATGTACTACACACGCGCACGCTTACAAGCCCTCACAGAAATCGCTATCGAACGCGGCATCTTCCCAGACGAATACCTTGTAGCACGCCCTGGTGAAAACCCAGAAATCATCCAAATGGCAGAAGGCAAAACAGGACAGTTAGGTGTAGTCAAAGGCGGAGACATCCAACAGTTGCAAACAAACCCAGGCTACAAAACCGATGTCGCACTAGACAGACTCGAAAGACAAGAACGACTGGAAGGTGCAATCCCAGCAGAGTTCGGCGGCGAATCAGGAACAAACATCCGCACAGGTCGCCGCGGAGAATCAATCCTCTCAGCAACAGTCGACTTCCGTGTACAAGAAGCCCAAGCAATCTTCGCACAATCCTTAATGGAAGAAGACAAAATTGCTATCGCAATTGAAAAAAACTATTGGGGCACAAAAGAAAAATCGTTCTTCATCGCAGGAAGAAACGGAATCGGCAAAGTAGACTATGTTCCAAACAAAGTTTGGGAAACAGACTTCCACTACGTCAACTACCCGTCATCAGGCGCAGACGTCAACGGACTCATCGTAGGACTAGGACAACGCCTCGGCACAGGTTTAATGTCAAAAGAATCAGCACGAGAAGCCGACCCTCTAATCACAGACCCAGAACTAGAAAAAGACCGCATCACAGCAGAATCAATGGAAGCCGCACTCCTGTCCAGCATCCAAGCACAAGCAGCAGACCCGAACGGACCATACCAGCCAGAAGATTTAGCGTACCTAACAAAACTCACAGTAGAAGAAAACGTTCCACTCTACGAAGCAGTACGCCGAACCAACGAACGCGCACAACAACGCCAAGCAACACCAGTCCCAGCAGGTTCACCAGAAGCAATGCCAGGACTAGCAGCACCAGGCATGGGAGCAGAAGCACCAGCCACAGGCGCACCAGCAGGCATCGAAGGACTACTAGCATCACTCGGCGGACCACAAGCAGGAGCATCCGCACAACCAGGGACACCAGGTGGTGTACTTAGCCTCGCAGGGAGATTAGGTTAATGGCAAAACAATACCCGAACCGTTCCGATTTAAGGAACCCAACAAAAAAGTTGGCAACAAAAGCAGCCCCAGGACAAACCTACGGTGAAGCAGGAAAACAAATCGCGGCACAACAACAAGTACCAATGGCAGCATCACCACAACCAGCGGTTGCACCACCACAAACAGCAGTTGAACGACCACGCCCAGGACAATTCGGACCATTAGACAGACCAACAGAACGCCCAGACGAACCACTCACAGCAGGCGCACCATTCGGACCAGGAAGAATGGCTCCGATGAGTGGCTATGCAGGCGTACGCAACAGCGACCCGATACTCGACGAACTCAGAGCACTATACGCAGCCTACCCAAGCGAAGAACTCGCAGATATGTTGGACTCATACTTACGTGAAGGATACTAATGGTAGGTGGACTCAGCGCATTCGACCCTGTTGACGAAGAAAATAACGACAAAGACGCACAAGCAAACATCGCTGCACAAAAAAAAATACAAGCAACAGTAACACCACAACAAGCAGCAAAAGTATCCGAACTCTATAAACAAAACGGATGGGTGTCGCCACGTGTCCTATTAGACATGGCGAAACAAACAGGGCTATCAAAACAAGCAGTTGACGCTGTAGCAAAAATAGAGGCAACAAAACTCGCCACACAAAACGACCCAAACAAAGCAGACCCAAAAGGCTGGTTTGATAAAAACATTTACAGCAAAGTAAAATCGGCAACACGTTGGGGTTTCGCCGCACTACAACTTACCCCAGACCTGACACAAAACGTTGCGTCACAAATCTTTTCACAAAACGACCCAACAGGCACAGCAGGTGTGTTCGCTTCAACACAACTTGGCACAATGCTCTCAGGCGAAGACTCAGGCGAAGGATTCTTCTTCGGTGGGAAAGCCGCAGAAACACAAGCACAAAGGGCAAGAGAGTTCCGTGGCACAATCAACAACCATGCGTGGACAGTTGGGCGTGGCGCAGCGAACGCCGTGTTCACCCCAGGAACAAAAGAATATTCTCTGCTATCAGGTTTCTTTGACGCATCAGTAAACATCTTTGCCGACCCAACAATCGTCGCAGGTCAAGCATTCAAAGCAGCAAAAACAGGTCAACAAGTAAAAGGTTTAATTGGCACACGGGCAGTCAGCCAAAAAGTTGCAGACCAACTCGTCGCCCGAGGCATAGTGGAAACAGACAAAATTCCGTCGCTTACACTCGAAGGCGCAAATGCAGCAGCACGAATCTCCCGCGGAGAAATCGGTTTAGATTCCGCCGAAGCAATCTCATTCAGAGAATCAGATTACTTTGCATGGTTTGAACGCAACAGCAAAGCAGTACGACTATCTGAACGTTTAGCAGACCACGCAGCCACCGCAACCAAAAACATTGCAGACCGCGGACTAGACACCGAAAAAGCAGCCATCGAAAGAGGCAAAGCCGCATACAAAATCATGTCAGATTTCCGTGGCAAAATCGACCCAGAAACAGCAAAACGTTTAGCCGAAGCAGACTCCCCATTAAAAATCAAAGCCATCATCGGCGAAGCCGCAGCACGACTATCAGCCAACCCAGAAGACGTACTTATCCCAAAACAAATCGGTGCAATCAAAGGAACAGGCGCAACATTCGCCGCACGAGAACTTGCCCGCGAACGAATCCCTGTATATCGCACACTACGCAACAGCCGATGGTTCACAGAAATTCCAACAGAAAGAGCAATCATTGACGGCTCAGGTTTAGACAGAGCAAAATCCGTAGAAACTTACGCCAACTTTTTACGAGGATTAAAAATCCACACAGCACTTCCAGAAACTTTTGACAACTTCATGGGTCAAGCAATGGATGTATTCAGCATGGATAACGTTGCTGCACGCAAAGAAGCAGGCGACCAACTTTACGCAAAATTTCTTGAAATTACCACCGAACACGCAGGCGGGGATAAACGCATCGTCGGCGAACTTATGCGTATCCACAAAGAAGAACTAGCCCGCGTAAGAGCATTCGGCGTAGACGAATTAGGAAACCTTGACGACGGCGGAACACTACAAGCATTACGCAGCCTTGGCATAGACGATAAAGAACTTTCACGATTCAGCCCAGACGAACTCGAAAGACTACGCATACAAGGACCAACAGCACTAGTTGAACTTGTAGACAGCATTCATGTTTTGCCCGATTACCGCAAACTTCGAGCATTAACAGGCAACCCATTCCTCAAAAAAGCATTACGCAACAAAACAGGCGACCAAAGATTTGTGTTAGCCGCAGCCGAAGAACTTCAAACAGAAGTATGGAAACCGATGATTCTTGCCACAGGCGGATACATCGTACGAAACATGATTGACTCACACATCCGAATGGCAGCAAAAGGCTACCAAAACTTTTTTACACACCCATTCCAATTCATCCAAACAGTTATGGGCAGCCGTTTTGTTGGACCACTAACAGGCGGTGACGGAACAGCAAAAACATTCGAAGACGCATTCGACGATGTTAGCGGCGCATTAAACAAAGTATTAAAAGACTATAAAGAAAATGCTGGCAGAACAATCTACCAACACCTTCAAGACCCAAATGCTTACAACGAAAAAGTTTTACGAAGCGAAAACTTTTCAATCATCAGTCGAGGAAGCGATGCCGCCGCACACACAACAGGCTACGTAGATAACTTGGCACAAATTCGTCAAGACCCAATTCTCAAAAAAATGGTGGAACTATCTACACTCCCAACCCAAGAACGCCAAGCAGCAATGAGCGCATGGTTGCAAACAACCGACGAAGGCAAAGAAGCCGCCAAAACAATTGTCGAATATTTCCGCAACGGAATACGCATCGCAGACCCAACAACAGGTCGCAGCCAGTTCATCAAAATAACAAACATCAACGACACAGACCTCATCACCACTTGGCTAGACAGAGCATCACAAGCCAAAATAAACACAATAGTTCGCAACGACGAAGAACTACGTTTCATAGTCCAACATGGTCGTGTTCCCAAAATTGAATCATTACTTGACGAACAAGGACTACCAACATCACGCCTCACAGAAAACGCAGACGGTCTACCAACAGCCGATGTTCAATTTGTGCCACGCGAAGAAATCCCAGTAGACAACCTTGTAATGGCAGAACGAGGACAAAACAGAGTTGTAGGCGCTTTAGTCAAACTAGACAACGGTGACGACGCAATCATCACACGCATAACGCCAAGCCAAGTAGAAGACCCATTCAACCCAGGCACACTCATTCCTCGTGACATTGCAGAAGTACAGGCAGTTGCCCCAGGACAAGCATTTACTACAAGAGAACAAGACCCAGGGCTATTCGGTAGTGAAGCACTCCGAGAACTTATTGACCTTAAAGGAAACCAAAGAAAACTAGCCGCGAACGTCAAAGTTGCTAACCGTATCGAAAAAGGCAAATCAGCAAAACTTGACAAAATTACTAACGCAATGGATACAGGCGTTAAATGGTTCTTTAACGGGCTGGTAGGTAAAGCCACACAGAAACTTGAACGTTCACCGCTTTACCGTCAAGCGTTTTATCGAACAGTTGCTGACAACGCCAATCTGTTATCACCCGCAGAACAACAAACTTTGCAAGCGAACATTGCCAGATATGTTGACTCTTTAAACGCCGACCTTGCCGCCGAAGGCAAACGGGCAAACATGACAGTAGAAAAATATGTTGGCAACAAAGAAATCTACAATCAAATATTTGGAAAAACAGCCACAGGTGACGGCACAGTCGCCCAACTAGAACAATTCGCTGGAGCAATGGCAGTACAAGAACTTAAACAAACCCTGTACAACGCCCAACAAAAAGGCAACCTAGAAGATATGTTGCGAGTAGTAGCACCATTCGCCACAGCATTCAGAGAAACACTCGGACAATACACCTCATACCTCATCGAAGACCCATCACGAATCCGCAAAACACAACTCGCATTCAACGCAGCAAACTACGACTCAGACAACCCAGACAACGCCCTATCAGGCTGGTTCGCTAAAGACCCTATAAACGGCACAAACGTATTCAACTTCCCTGTCGGCGGATGGGCAGGAGCAATACTTCAATTCCCAATCAAAGGCGCATTCCAAGTATTAAACCTTCCAGGCGCAGGTCCAGTCCTACAAATCGCCGCATCAAACGTACTCCCAGACACCCCTGAACTAGAATTCGTACGCAAAATGATTCTCCCATACGGAGAAAAAGGTTTATCATCACTCGCACCACAATGGGCGACACGTGGCATAGAAGCCATCAGAGGTGACACCGCCAACCTTGGCACAATCTACGCAAACACCTACGCAGAAGTAGTCCGCCACAAAATCCAAAGCGGAAGTTACAACACCAAAGACGTCAACGACATGGCAAAACTATACGCCGACGCACGCCGCAAAGCACAAGTCCTCGCAGGACTACGCGCCCTATTCCAATTCACAGGACCAACCTCACCACAAATCGACTTCCGTTTAGAAACAGACGGCGGCGACATCATCGCATCATCACTCTCACAAGAGTTCTACAAACTCAAAACAGAAAACCCAGACACAGCAGTAAGCAGATTCATCGACCGTTTCGGCGAAGACGCATTCATATACATGGGTCACAAAACTGAGCCAACAACCAGCGGCATCGAACCAACCAAAGTGTTCTCCGATTGGGCTAAAGACAACGACGATTTGATGGCACAATACAAAGGCATCGCAGGATACTTCGCCCCTGGCGGCGACTCGTTCAGTTTCGAAGCATTCAACCGCCAAATCCAAAAAGGTGAACGACGCCGATTAACAGCAGAAGAAACGGTTGCAGCAGCCCAATACAAAATTGCTTCATCCATCTACCGTGAAAAACGCAACCAAATGGGCGACACCCTAAACCAAGAACAACGAGACTGGCTTGCTCAATGGCGCACATTCCTCAACAAAGAATACCCAGGGTTCCCAATCAAAGCCGACTTCAACCCAGGCGAATTCCCTAACTTCATCAACGATTTGCGTACAGCCGTAACCGACAACCGTTTAGCAGACAATGATGTGGCGAACGCAGTCAAACAATATTTGGATGCCCGCGACCAAGCATTAGAAAATGCTGCAGCAGCAGGGTTCTCAAGTTTCCAATCACCAAAAACACAACCTCTAAAGGATTGGTTGGCTAGTATTGCAGCAGCACTTGTACAGCAAACCCCAGAATTTGCAAGAATTTATGAAGATAAACTTGCAGCAGAGGTAGATTAATGTCATTCACAGAACCAACAGACCCGAACGCAACGACAACCCCACCATCCTCGACCGCCCCAGTTATCGCCCCAAAAGTCGGTGGCGGATTAGCACCTGACGTACAACTATCACCACGAACAGTAACCTTAACTCCACAAAAATTTCAAACAATTCCAGAAACAGAATTCACGGGCGCAAGATTAACGGGACCTGGCACCGCTGCACCACCAGCATTACGCAACATCCAAGCAGGCTATGTTGGGCAACAACTCGTAGGCAAAAACGGTGCTATTGAACGCGGTCAATATGACCCTGACAAAGAAGCAGTAAGCGAACTGTCCAGAATGACCGCAGCGCAACGCATAGATTTTCAAAACAGACTATCTGCACGAGGACTATACGGCAAAAATGGTAGACCGCAAGGCGGAACAGGATTTGATTCTACAGATATATCTGTGATGAGAGAGTTCCTAAATTACGCCAACTCGCAAGGTCGAACGATAGAAGCCGTTCTACCACAATTCCTAACAGAAATCCAACCATCTGTGGGCATGGGCAGAACAATTCGCACCACCGCCAAACAGGACATTCGTTCAGTATTTCAAGACACAACACAAAAAATATTAGGGCGCAACGTATCCGCTGATGAAATTGAAAAGTTTGTTAGAGCGTATGAGCGTATGGAAATATCGGAAGCAACTGGCGGTGTTCGCGCACCAAACATTGGTGTTGCGGCAGAGCAGCAAGTACAGCAACAGTTCGGTCCAGAAGCCGAAGCAGTAGGCGCTTTAGGACTATTTGACATTCTTGATAAAAAGATTAAAGGACTTGCATAATGGCTGACGACAAAAAACCAATGCCGCAATGGATTAAGAACTCACTTCTTCCTGAAAGCACAAAACAATATCTTTACGAACAATGGCTTAATGGCACACTTGACACAAAAGCACCGCCACAAGACTGGGGTTTAATCACAGACGTCGCCGAAGCAATCAGAAAATTAACTTTTAAAAAACCGAAAATACGTACCGACGTATTCCCTAAACAATCATTAGAACAACTACAACAAGCAAGTTCAGAAATTGCTCAGAACCGCAACGACTTAAGACTTGCGATTTCGGAAACAGACGGCATTGACGTAATTTTTAAAGGCGAAACATTAACTCTTGACGAAGCGATTAAACAAGAACGCAACCTGTCAATAGTCAATGACCAATACAAAAACTCTATTCAACGCAAAAAACCAAAAGTAAAAGACGCTGACCCAAATCTTCAAGTTTCTTTAGAAACAGCACAAATGAATAGTGACGAAGCATACCAAACAATGCTTCAAGAAATTACGGCATTTCCTGAAACATCTCAACCTTTCCGCGACAGATATTTTGCGACCCTGAAAACATTAGACCAAGTTGAAACCAAGGCATTGAACGCTGGATTAAAGATACCTAAATCGGTTACGGTCAATATGGGATTACCAACACGCGATGTTACGGCTGCACCAACAACTGCTGAAGCACTTAGAGCACCTGTCGCAACTAGACCACCATCTGGTATTGCCGCACAACAAGGGATGGGTGCAACTGCCGCAACCCCAGTAGAAGACCGCGCTGAACAAGCCCGTTTCGCTCGAATCAAAACAGGCGAACTTAAACCTGGCACAAAAACAACACCAACTCCAACACCTGTTGAACCACCTACACCTACTGAAACAGTTGTGCCTGCCACCCCAGTAGTTAACGCAAAAGAAAGAACAACATTCGTCAACACACAACTCGCTGCACGTGGCTTAGAAAACACACCAGCAAACCGAGAAATGTTACGCAAAGAATACAAAACAACAGCCGCCACAGCAACAACAGAACAACCAGCGGCAATTAGCACAGCATGGGAAACAACATTCCGAGAACAATTCCCAGCAAAAACATGGCTGCTAGACCTCGACCGCACCAAATACCCTGGACTGTTCAAACTATTAAACACAGCCATATCGCAACAATGGTATAAATCAACAGAAGGCTTAAATAGATTCGCCGCATCACTAGATGCAACAGACTTCTACAAAGAACTATCAACATCAAAACAACTAAAAACCATTCAATCCCTAGTAGGCACATTAGGTTTCGAAGGTAGCGATTTCACCAAATTTGTATCTGATTCAATCAACATGGGATACCAAGGAGACATCCTTAAACAAAAAGTTTACAGCGAAGTATTCAAAAAAGACGAATCAGGCAACTACGTCAACCCGACAGCCCTGGCTCGCACCCAAAAATCTGCAGATTACATCAGCACACAAAACATCGCTAAAGCATTCTTCAACCGAAACCCAGCAGACTCCGACATCGAAAAAGTTTTAACAGGTCAAATGCTCTCATCTGACTACGAACGCCAACAAAGAGAGTTCGCTAAAACACGCTACGGACATCTATCAAACCTGCTAGACCAAGGCATGACATTAGAAAGCATCGCTTCGGCATACCAAACCACAGCATCAAGACTTCTGGAACGCAACATCAATGACATCGATATGTCCACAGGCGCATTTGAACAGGCTGTATCGTTCGGCGAAGAAGGTAAAAAGCGTTTGATGACAAACAGCGAATGGGAAAAACTATTACGCTCCGACCCACAGTACGGTTGGGAAAGAACCAGCAGCGCTAAAGATGAAGCACGGGCTTTGTCGGCTAATATTGCCCAAGCATTTGGAAGGATTATCTAATGTCAATGTCACCGAACGACCCACGTTTAGTAGGGCTACCTGAAGAAGACTTGGCAACAATGATGCCAAATTTTAATAGAGGCGAAACCACCGCAACAGTTAATCCAACTTTGGTTTATGAAGCCGCAGGTCTATACGGAGACACAGCCACATCACAATACATTCGCGACCTTCAAGCAGGCGTCAACGTTGGCGCTGGCACAGTTGAACAAAGAAATGCTGCACTCAATATTCTTATTGAACAAGGCAAACAAGCCCAATCTGCTCGTGACGCCGCTGCTGCCGCTGCTGCCACTACCACAGCCCGTAAAACAACACCAACATCTGTTACACCATCTGACGGCGGTGAAACAGCCACAACAATCCTCACCAACACCCTCAAATTTTATGGGCTAGACGACCCAGAACTAGTCAACGAAATCCGTGCAGCGCTCGCAAACCGAACCATCACAGGCTCATCAAGCATCGACGAAATCGGTATCCAACTACGAGAATCACCAGCATTCAAACGACGATTCGTAGCAAACGAACAACGCCGAGCAGCAGGCAAACCCGTCTACTCTGTGAGCCAACTACTCCAACTTGAATCACAATACCGAAGAAACCTACGAGACTCAGGAATGCCAGCAGGGTTCTACGACGACCCGACATCACTAACAAACTTCATTGTCAACGATGTCTCTCCAGACGAAATCTTGGCACGAGTAACACAGGGCTATCAGGCTGTACGCAACGCCGACCCAACCGTAGTCAACGAACTAAAAACGCTATACAACCTCGATGACGGCTCAATCGCAGCGTTCTTCCTAGACCCGCAGAAAGCCCAAGACAACATCCTGCGTGCCGCCAGAGCCGCTGAGGTTGCCGCTCAAGCCCGCAAACAAGCAGGCATAGCCCTAACAGCCACATCCGCTGAAGAACTAGTCCGCCAAGGCGTCACCGAAGCCGAAGCCCAAGCAGGATTCACCACCTTCAAACAACAAGAAAGCCTATACAGACCGTTAATGGGCGAAGAAGCCTTAACCCAAGAAGAAGCCATCGCAGGCACCCTCGGCACAAGCGCACAAGCAGCCCAACGAGTAGGCACACGCAAACGACGCCGCCGAGGAGAATTCGAAGCAGGCGGAAAAGTCAACCTACAAACAATCGAATAGTGAGATAGTTGACAACACCAAACAAGGTGTGTAATATCGAACGTGATACGAAAGTAGGAACCTACACAGAATCCCCCAGTCTGTGTGGAGCAATTCGGGGTGACAAATCAATAGCAGCCATCACATACCTCTGATGTGATGTGGGCAGAAACGGAGAGTGCCATATGTCAGAGTTTGACAACTACGACAGCGAAGACCAGATAGAAGAATCCGAAACCCGAAACCCAGTTAGGGCAAGGATGAAGCAACTGGAAAAGGAAACCGCAGACCTACGAAAGCAGGTAGCGGAAGCCGAGTCAGCGAAACGAGAATTAGCATTTGTTAAAGCAGGCATTGACCCGCTTCAACCGATGTCAAAATATTTCGTTAAAGCATACGATGGCGACCTTAACCCAGATGCGATTCGTCAGGCTGCTGTAGAGGCGCAATTGATTAGTCCACCCCAGACTCAACCATCTGCGGATGAGATGCAGGCATGGCAGCGAACCAATAAAGTCGCCGCTGGAAGCCAAACATCTCAACCACCAGTTGATTGGGCACGAAGGTTAAACGAAGCAACTTCGCCACGAGAAGTAGAACAAATTTTGTCTGAGGCACGGGCAGCACAACAATAATATCCCCCTCAAAACAAAAGGAATAAATAATCATGGCAGGCGAAACCCAACTCTCGTCACTCTCGGTAGACCAGGTAGCATTCGACCGTCTTGCGTACTTCGCATTACGTTCAGAACTCTTGTTCGACCAAGCAGCAGACGTACAACCAGTACAACAGGCAATGCCTGGAACTGGCGTCACATTCACCATCTTCGCAGACATTTCGGCA